TACACTTCCAACTCTAGTTCCATGTAAAGAACCGGCTGAACCAAATGAAAAAGTTGCATTTTCTGATGTGCTTTCTACTATGTATGTAAAAGTTGGTTGATTTATTGTTATAGAATCAACTGCGAATTCTAACATTGATGCTGCAGTTCCTGCTGATGCGTTTCTTGCATTTAAAGACGAAGCTTGTGTAGTTCTTTCCGAACCCACTGTTGCTCTATATAAATTACCTAACGATAAATTTGTTCTTGCCATAGTATAAAGTGTTATTCTCCGTTATAAATATCTAAAAGTTTATCTTTCCATTCATCTTTATTGGAAAAGTTTTTAATCATCCAATTTTTAAGTTTTTCAAACTCTACTTTACGGGTTTCGTAATCATCCTGACAAATTGTTTCGTAGGTTTTTTTAAATGTTTCCTCATCAATCGCTTTGTACTTATAGTCAAGTGGAACATGCCATGTTTCATGTAATATTGGTAATTTACCCCAATCGACTGCTTCAAATATTCCATATCCAAATGGTTCATATTGAAAGCAAGAATGAGATATTCCCCAATCAAGTCCATAGAACCTTTCTTTATATTTGTAATCAAACTTGTAAATTTTTGCTTTTTCAAATTTGTATCCATATTTCTTTTTATAATATTTGTTGAATGTTTCTGAATTAGTAGAAATGAATCCACCTAACCCATCCATGTATTCAACATTTTTTCTACCTTCAACTCTTGCTGCATATCCTAATTCTACTGATGTTGAAAGTTCTTTATTTTGTGTGAATGTATAATTATTTGGAATATGATGTAAATTTTCCGTTTCATATGGAAAATGATACAATCCTACCCAAACTTTATTTTTAATTTTATCAATTAATTCGTTTTCATATTCCCAATTTCCGTACCAATGTAGATATTCTTCTTTTCCCATCTGTGCCATTAAAGACACTTTGGTTAAATTGTGAAAAATTATTGAATCAATCTTTTCTAAATTTTGATGAACTGCTTTGGTTGGGGTGTAATGTCCATGTAATATATGTATGCGTCTTGCACCTTCAAAGATTTCAATAATTTTATCTTCGTTGGTTTCCCAAACATGGTCAATATCAATTGGAAATTCTTCGTAATTTATAGGTTTGTGTCTATGGAAAATAAGAAGTGGCTTAACTTCTAAGTTAGGAGCCACTTCTTTTATCCAATTAGTTACCCATATATCAGCACCGCTATTGAACCAGGGTCCTCCAGCGGTGGTGTAATATACATCATACATTTATTATAAACCTTTTGATTCTTTTAACTTTTCGATTTCGATTGTTAAAGAATGAATTTGTGTTTGTTGTTCTTTGATACCTTCAATTAATAATGCTACTAATTTATCGTATTTAACTGCTTTGAAACCACTTTCTCTTGTTTGAACTAATTGAGGTAATACTGCTTCAATTTCTTGTGCGATTACACCCACATCGTTTCCTTCGTATCCGTGCTCAGCTTTGTTTTCAGCTTTCCAATCATAAGTGTTACCACTAATTTTAGAAATCTTATCCAATGCGTTTTCGATTGGAGTAATGTTTTCTTTGAAACGAATATCTGAAGATGAGAATGCTACAACATCATTTGATGCGTCAATTCTACCTGCAGTTGCTGATGCTGCCATTCCAACTCCTAATGAATTGAATTGAACATTTGAAGATGTTGCTACTGCTTGACCGATTGCGATTGATGGGGTTGCATTTTCACCACTATTGTTAGAAAGAGTTACACCTGTTCCTGCTACTAAACTTGCAACATAATCACCTGTTGTTTGTGTTGCTAATGCAATGTTTCCACTAGCAGAACCTAAACTTACTTGAGATGAGCCACTTACTATTCCTGCTGGGATAGATGAGATACTTGCGTATGTAATTTGAGATGAACCACTTACTATACCCGATGGGATAGATGAGATACTTGCGTATGTAATTTGAGATGAACCACTTACTATACCCGATGGGATAGATGAGATACTTGTGTATGTAATTTGAGATGAACCACTTACTGTACCCGTTGGTAAGTTTGCGATTGTTTGTGCTGAACCCGAAACTACACCCGTTGGTAAATTTGCAATTGTTTGTGCAGAACTAGAAACTATTCCTGTTGATAAAGTTAATCCGTTTATAGCTCCAGTAGTAGTAATAGAACCAGTTATTACTAAATCATTTCCAAATACTATACTATTCCCACCTGAACTTAAAAATTTAGCAGTACCATCTTGCATGCTAACATTTCCTTTAACGGAAATTAAACCTGCGGTAGGGTCTAATAATATATCACCACCACCAGAAGATTTTAATTCAATATCTCCATCTACGGTTTGCATTATAATATTATCAGTACCTAATTCATTAAACTTAATTGATTGACCGGTATCGGTTGTAAATATTAATTCTGTTGCGTTTGATGAAAGTACTTGAGTTCCATCAATGTATAATGATGCAGATGATAAATATAAATCTCTCCATTGTTTAGTAGGAGAACCTAAATCAAATATACTATCTAATGAAGGAATAATTGAAGAACTTAAAGATGCTACAACAGTTACATTATCGGCGGTATTATCACCAATTGTAATGTTACCACCTAATCTTAAATTACCTGCAATATTTGCATTTCCGGTAATATCTAATCCAGAACCCGAAATGGCTCCGAAGTTTCCAGTACTTCCTGTACCTGCTGATGATAATACGATGTCACCAGTAGCACCACCGACTACTAATGTTCCCAATGTGGTATTCACATATGGTTCTCCGAATGCTAATGAACCGGATTGTTGTGCGGTACTACCGCGTCTAAATTTAAGTCCCATTTTAGTTTACTCTTTTTTTTAGTTAAAGTACAAGAAATTCCTTATACCCTTATAAATATAGAAAGTAAACTAAATAAGTTGATTTGTAAATAAATTTATTTTTAACATGGTTGTTCATTTATATATGCTATAATACGGCCTGTACTATTGTTTATTTGCCATGCAAGTGAATTGATATAAACATAATCATAACCTTGTAATGGAGTTGCACTTGTATCAATATACACAAAACAATTTACACCAAAATCAAATGGGCCACAATTTGAATAAAATATTCTATTTGCATTAGTTGAATCATCACATACACCAGTGATTGTATTTGACCTACCACATCCTGTAAACACAGTTAATGGTGGAATATAATGGTCATATCCCCACCATTCATTTATTGAATTTGGAGTTGAACCATTTGGACGATTTGGACTATTTGGATTTAGTGGTGCATAAGTGCCAGATTCTGCTTCATTAAGTCCAATTTGAGCATCCGATGCTCTACCTAATTCTGTATTTATATCTGCAAATGATATTTGTGCTGATGATTGTAATGGCATTATACTGTTATTTTATATAAATATAACTATCTATTATAAATCCAATTTTCACAATAGTTTATTTCTTTAATAGATTTTAGATTATCTATTATTTTTGTATCAACCAATTCAGGATGTACCCACCAATCTTCATATGGATTATTGTTATTTGGTGAAATATTTGATACAACCAATTCATATCCAAAAGATTTAAGATATTTTCTACTTTTATCTCTCACATCGTCAAATTCTCTTGTATAAAAATCATGTTCAAATGTTATAACTCTAAACTTATTTTTCCAAAAAGGAATAGATAGTAAAACATTATAAGATGTGTTTGCAGGGTCTATATCTATTTGTAAATAATCTATTATATCATTATTTTTTAATAAATCCAATTCTTCCCAATTGATTTTAGTAGCATCATTTATTATTGGAATTGTATTTCTAATTAACCAATTTTCTTTTTGTCTATTATCAATATCTACACTAACACCATTCCATCCAAATTCTTCTAATAATTTTGTATTATTTCCATATATTGGGTCTGCACATCCTATCTCTAACCATTTTCCTAATTTTTTACCATTCAAAACCATTAACACAAACAAATCCTGAAATGATTGTGAATAGTTTCCAACCATCGTTTCTGCTCCTTCAAATTTAAATCTTAAATTTTTATAATTTTCTAAAGTATATTTAATCGGTTCACTCCAATTATTACCCAATCTATTTAAATTATCAATTGCTGCATTCTTAAATTTTTCAGATATATTTTTAGAAATTTTAATTTCTCTCATTATTTGTAAACTTTCTTGAAATAATCCTATCCACCAAGCAGTTACCCCTCGTTGAAAATCAAATGTTTCTATTCCATCATATTCTAAATAAGTTATAGAATCTGGTAAATCAGTTGATAAACTTTTTCCAATCATCGAATGTGTATATCCCTCCTGCCAATCTCTATTTCTTTCATATGCTCTACACAATAGAAAATGTGCTTCAGGTCTGTTGGGTAATAAACTGATTGCTCTTAATAAAAGTCCTTTAATCATGAACCACCTATTACCTTGCTTTTCAAAACACAATGCAATTCTACACAATGATTCGTATTGCAATTTTACATCAAACCCAAATTCTATTGACCTTACATAAAATCCAGCCGCAGATGCCGTTTGTCCTATGTTTTCATATTCCAATCCTAATCGGAAACAAATATTACTATCTTTTGGATTATTTATATATTCTTTTAATAACTTATTTAACATTAATTTAATTTTTTTGGTTCAATTCCATTTTCACAATGTGAACACAAATTAAAGCATGAAAATGGTACCGGTATTATATCATCATATTCTTGTTCAAATAGATTTCCCAATATTTGTTCCAAACCATAATCCATACAACACAAACTTACTCTACCATCCGGTAATAAAACATTATGATAAAGTGTTTCAATACAATTGCATGTCATATTTTTATCACCATGTTCCATATGATTAAACCTATCTTTTATTTTTTCCAATTCAGGTTTAATAATTGCTTCTCCTAAAAGATTTCCAGCTCTACTCCAAAATGTAGGAACATGTGCAGTTGGATATATGTGTCTTACACTATTATGAATTTCATTTCCCATACTCATTACATAAAATCCTTTGATTTCGTTTTCTATTGATTTAATGTATTCAATCGTTTCTATGTATTTTGGTGTTATTGGATGTTTTGCAATTCGTTCTTCATCAGGTAAGTGTAAGCAAAATCCACTATTTGGGCCATTATCAAAATCAATATGTTTAATTTTTTTTATATCCTCAATAGTTAAACCAACTCCAGTTGTAAATACTGATATTTTATGTCCTTTACTATGTGCATACAAAATCATATCCGATGTTTTTTTATTTAGAAATGGTTCTGTGAATCCACTAAATGTAATTCTAATTTGTTTAGGAAGTTTATCTATTACTTTTACAAAATTTTCATATGTAAGTGTTTTTACACTATCATATTTTTGCATTAATAATCTTTGAGGACAAAATGCACAATCCACTACACATCCTTTTGGTGGAATTGAAGTAGTAATTTCTAATGTAGGATATTCGGTTGTTCTCCAATATTCTTTTTTAGATTTTCTATTATCAATATAAACTAATATTTCAGAATAATATTCAATAAAAGTATCATTAAATAAATCCCATTTTATATCAATACCATCCATTGAAAATATTTGTATATTTGGGAATTGAGTTAAATAAGTGTCTCTAAATAATCTAAATTTAGATTTCAACTCTTCATTGGTTAAATGAAATTCACCAGATATTTTAAATATATTATTTTTAATCCAATTGAAATTTTCTTGAGTAAAAATACTATATTCACCACCTTCACAATCTACTTTTAGAAAATCAATTTTACTTATATTATTTTTTTCAATAAAAGTATCAAAGCGTAAACCATCTAGTTGATTTTCTTTTTCCCAAGTTTGAATAGCTGTTTCATCGTATAAACCTCTAGATGTGGTATGTTCATTAACATCCATAATCCCTTTATTTATACAAATAACATTATTATTTAAAACATTATCATTTAATGTTTTAAATAATTCACTATGTGGTTCTAAACAAAATACTTGTTTTGGGTTTTTATTTAATATGGAATAAGTAAAAGGGCCGACACTAGCTCCTACATCTACAACGACATCATCTTTTTCTACATTGAAAAATCTTTCGTATATTCTATCTTCAAATATTTCTTTTTGTAAAATTTCCCTAAACCATTTATTATTTTCAATTAAGCCCCATTCAAATTCTTTTTTATTTTGAAATTTTATATTAGTGTATTTTTCAAAATATTCAATTGGCATTTTTAATAAATATGCAGCATTATCCTGAAATCCAAATGTGATAAGTAAGTTATTATTATATTCCGTTAATCCAGTACAAAATTCAATTTCACCATCCATAAAACTAAATGGTTCGGAAATATGTTTTATATTCCAATCATTATCCCATACTATAAATCTATGTGTGTATTTTGCATCTTTTTGTTGTAATTTATTTTTCCATAAATCTACTTCATGAATAATGCACATTCTACCACCTTTAAATGGAATTATATGTGAACCTCCTCTAAAATTTTGATTTTGTGTGACACCATTTTTTAATACTATGGTTTGAGATGTGCCCGTATTTATGTCTACCTTTACTACTTCGGTTGGATTTGTCCACTTTACAAAATGAAAGGGCATATCAATAACAGGCATCCAATTTTTTTCACAATATGAATTGGGGTCATTTGGTGGTTCTATCCTATATCTATTTATTTCTTTTACTCCCTTTTTTGATATTTCAATTTCGGATAATTCCATTCTACCTTCACCATTCGTTTTGGTATCTCGTCTTACACCACAATACCATAACTTACCATTCCACCTTACAACTCTTGCATCTTCCAAACCAATAAATTCCCAAACAGGTTCTATATCAAGTTTAGATGTATCTACTTTATTATATTTTTTAATGGAAAAATCACTATTTAATTCTGCTAGAAAATTATTAGTTCTTAATTTTATATCGTTTTCAGGATTTAAATATGCAAGTGGGCCGTGTCTATTTCCAAATAATTGTTCACCTTCACAATGATATAATGTATAATTTACATGTCGTATATTACATAGAATATTATTACCATCAATGTAAATGGATGGATTCATAATACCAGTTCCGCCTGTTTCCGTAGATGGTAGTAATAGTGGGTGAATACTACCACCATTTTCTATAACCTGTTTAACAAAATTATTTACCATAAGATATTCAATATACTAAAAATATCTTACTTTTCCAAATTTTCTACTCTATTTAATAATTCTTTTATAGCCTCAATTAAAAGTGGAACTATTTTTTCGTATCTAACCGTTAAGTAATTTTGACCTGATTTTGAATTATCGTTTTCATCTCTATCAAAAGGTGCAAACGCAACTGCTTCAGGTAATACTTCTTCTATTTCTTGTGCAATTACTCCGACTTGTTTTGAATAATCATTATATCCAAATTCTTCTGCCAATTCGTTTTGAGTATAAAATACACCATTTATCTTTTGTAATTTAGATAGTGCATCTGATATCTTTTCAATATCTTTTTTCAATCTTCTATCGGAATAATATGCAGTAATATTTCCGGTTGCTACAATAGTTCCGGCAGTTCCAGTTGCGGCTATACCTACTCCTAATGAGTTTACTTGTGCATTAGAGTTGGTAGAAAATCCTCCTGCTGCTCCAGTTGCTCCTTGAGTTCCAGTACCATTCGAACCTGCTGCACCTTGAGTTCCAGTACCATTCGAACCTGCTGCACCTTGAGTTCCGGTACCATTCGAACCTGCTGGACCTTGAGTTCCGGTACCATTCGAACCTGCTGCACCTTGTGAACCTGGGTCTCCTTTATCACCCTTTCCTCCGGTTCCACCTTGTGAACCTGGGTCTCCTTTATCACCCTTTCCTCCGGTTCCACCTTGTGCTCCGGTTCCACCTTGTGCTCCGGTTCCACCTTGTGCTCCGGTTGCACCTTGTGAGCCTCCACCACCGGTTGCACCTTGTGAGCCTCCACCACCGGTTGCACCTTGTGAGCCTCCACCACCGGTTGCACCTTGTGAACCATTTGAACCATTTGTACCATTAGTACCTGCAGGGCCTTGTGACCCGTTTGTACCATTTGTACCATTAGTACCTTGTGCTCCAGTTGTTCCTTGTGCTCCCGTTATTCCTTGTGTAGCAGTTCCAGTTGCTCCTTGTGCTCCCGTTATTCCTTGTGTAGCAGTTCCAGTTGCTCCTTGTGTAGCAGTTCCAGTTGCTCCTTGTGCTCCCGTTATTCCTTGTGTAGCAGTTCCAGTTATTCCTTGGATACCTGCAGTACCCGAAAGGTCATTCACAAAAATATATTGTGAACCATCCCACAGATAAATTTTAGAGTTATCAGCATCCTCAACATTACTTGTGTTAATTAGTGCAAACTGACCCGCAATAATGTTCGTAGGATTAGTATCGGCATTAAGTGCCGCAACGGATACATATGTTTTTGCAATGGTAAATGCGAGGCCCGTTATGCCCTGAGTTCCAGTTATACCTTGTGCTCCTTGCGAACCATTTGAACCATCCGTACCTTGTGCTCCAGTTGTTCCTTGCGAACCATTTGAACCATCCGTACCTTGTGCTCCTTGCGAACCATTTGAACCATCCGTACCTTGTGCTCCGG